GGAATTCCATAACAACTCATTAGGGCTTTGATTCCTCTTTCTGTTCCTTTAGTTTTTAAAAGATAAGGTGCATTATGGTATAAACGTTTCCAAATTTCTTTAGATATATCTTGTTTTGGAATTGAACCTGCATTTGAAGCCGTTACTAATGTTTGGGTAGAAGGAGCATCATAAAATGTACTACTACCTGTTCCATGACCTAAAATATATTCTATTAGGTTTGAATTTTCAAATTGATCAAATGTTTCTATACCTAAACTTTTAAGTTGTAAATATACTAAATCTTTTGAAATACCACCTTTATTATCTGTATCATTTATGTCTGTTATTGCTTTTATATAAGTCCAAATTAAATCAAAATGATGTCCTACCATATTAACAAAAGTTTGATAGAAATCATTAGAAGGATTATCTTTAATATGGGTGGGAATTAAATTAGTAAGACCATATTCGTTTTGTCTATCAAATAAAGAGGCAGATAGTAACTGACCACCATAATTGGGGAAAGATGATCTTTCATCTCCCAACCAAGATATCACTTGAGGGGATGTAACAGAGTATAAATTATAGGGGTATGTATTACTTGATTTAGGCCATGTAAAATTACTCTCTGAAGTAAAATATAAAAATTGTTCGTATCCATCAAGATTTTGTATTAATTTTTCTTTTTTATTATTTATATCTTCTTTGTTTGTTAGTACAAAAGAAGAGGCTGAAGTATCACCTGTTATAGAGTTGATGTTTGATATTTGAGAATCGTATTGCTCTATTAATTCTACTTTATATGCGAAATTTTTTAATCGTTCTACAGCACTACCAAAATGCACAAAATTTTCAAAATGATAAGCTATATCAGTACTTTCAGTACTTGATGAAACTGGTCTTATATAATCATATTGTATTTCGGGTACTTCTCTATTTTCAAGTTGATTTAAAAGATTTTGATATGAGGAAGTTAAACTATATTCTAATACTTCATTATAATTTTTATAAGTAGAAGGAACACTATTATTTAAACGTATATCTATTTTAAAATTAGGACCTTGAAGTTGTTCAGTTCTATCTGATTCTTCAGGTGTCCCCATATCAATATTTAATGTTATGGGGTCAGTTATTTCTTCTATTATTCTAAAAGTACTATTAGTAGATATACTATTGGGTAAAGGCTCAAAAAGTTTAAATAATATTTCAAGTGATCTACCTCTTTTATTAAGTTTTATATTAATAGCTGTGGAAATTATATTATTTCCAAAATTTAAACCAAAATCTTTAAATACTATAGAGTTTTCTATATCTCTAATAAAAGTTTGGATTTGGGTTTCTAGTCTTTCATCAGATATATTCTCACCAATAACTTTAATTTCTCTTCTACTTGGGGATATTTCTTTAATTTTGAAATTTTTATCAAAATTATTAAAGATTTTTTTTCTATGGATATTAAGAATTATACTATATTTTCCTACTGTAAAACCTTTATTACGGAGTAATGTAACAGGATCCATGTTAAATTCAGAAAATAATCCTTCTAAATCTGTTTCAGGAAGATATTCTGTAAAATTTTCTTCAGAATATATTATATTACCATTTATATCTGTTATAAATAATTCTGTGTTATCTTCTGGTTTGCCGTACTTTTTTTGAACGTTTTTAGAAGAAATAGAACTATCAATATTAATTCTAGGTTTTTGTAATATGTTTGTAATTTTTACCATTAGTTGCTACTTGTTGATACTACAGTATAATTTTTTTCTTTCCATTGTCTTTTAGGTATTTTATAACTATCACCGCTATCTAAGTCTATTAAATATCTTTTTCCTTTTTTCCCCCTTGCACCATCATATATTATAACCCTATTTCTTTGGCCATCTACTTTCTTTTTAAATATATATATTGATCTTCCATAATATTTATCTTTATAATAAAGACAACCAGGATTTTGTAATGCACTTCGTGCGGCGGAATTACTAGCTCCGAGTATTAATCTTTTAGGAGTACCAAAATTTGAAAAAGATTGGGTTGTATCATCAATACCATCATTATTTTCATCTACTATTGCAGGTAGGGCTGCTTCTGTATCTAAGTCTTCTTCGATATCTTCTACTGCTTCAGTTACACTTACTGATAAGCCTTCTAATTCACCTTTTAAAGCATCATTAAGTTCAGGCGGGATAGGGGGTTTAGATTCTAGCTGTAGTATTTTGTCTTGTAATTCTTCTATTTGATCATTTAAATTTTCTATTTCTATATCTTTAGGGTCTACAAACCCTCTTAAATAATCTCTAGATCTTAAAACTAAAGTTTCATGAGTATTTAATCCTCCTTTAGTGGGTATTTCATAAAATAGTTCTTCATATAAATTAAAAAAAGTAACTATATCCTTATTTAAGTCTGTGTTATTAAATTCTGTAAAATCTGAATCTAAATTATTATTTACAGCGTAATTTCCATATACTGATTTATTTATTTGAACATTTACTATATTTCCATCTATATTAGAATCTTTAATTATAGGAGTAGATGTTGTTTTTTGAGCTAAAATATTAAAAGCTGTTATATCTGCTTGGCTTAATGTAGGGGGTGATTGTGGCGTTTTTCCCACATATGATACGTTGGCTCCTTTTTGACCCTTAGAGAAAGATACCTTACTACCCTCTCCTGAATTAATATCTACAGGTTTTTTAGGTGGTTTTGGTGATATATTTATTGCTCCTATTGTTCCTCCTGAAATTGCCATTATCTAACTACTTTAAAGTGATATTTGTTATCGTATACTGTTGTTCCTTCGTTATTGGTATGTTTAAATAATACTCTATAATATCTTTCGGGCTGTAAACCATTCATAAATATTTTAAAATACATACCATCGTTGTCAGCGCTTAATTTTGTAAATGCAGTATCAAATGGTATGATTTCTTCTTCTGTGTGTGCATCTCTTACACTATAATAAGAAGCTGTCGTAAAATATCCTGGGTTTAAATAATTTGATGATGATGCGAATTGTCTAGCTGGGTATTTGTCTCTTACATGTATTCTAAAAGTTGCTTCATCATTCTGATTGTATTCTTCTTGATTTCTATATAATGAGACATTTAATTCACCATTTTGTTTTGCAGATGATTGTTTAGTATGTGAGCTATCATCCCATTTAAAAATTAATCTTGGTGGGTAAATGGTATGAGTATCTACTGAAAAATATTTCATTTCACCAAAACTATTAGATGTATTTGTTTCTATAATATCAGGTTGTTTTACAATAAATCCATTATTTTCTATACCATTTGGGTATGTTTGACTTGCAAATAAACTTGAACTAAATTTTTGTATAATTGGTGTTACATCTATATTTGTATCTAGATTATCCCCGCGCAAAAATTGTTGAGTACCTTGAAAATTACTACCAGTATACCAAACGCCACCACCCTCGGTGATACCTGAGGCATCTATTGAACCCGTGGATCCATTTCCAAAACTTGAAGTTGACCAACTTGTTTTATCTATATCATTATCTCTATACTCCCAACTTACACCATTTGAACTTGTGGGTATATTAGAAAATCTTCCTGTTCCTTCACTCCATGATTGTGAAACAGCATATACTTCTAAATTTAGTGTTGATGATAGATTTTTATGTTCAGTTGATAATAATTGTAAATTTACACGTGAAGTAGCATTATTAAAAATAGAATGTCCTATTTTATTTGATATTACATCCGTTATTTCTTCATTTTTAAATTTTAGTAGAACTCTTGAAGGGTAATATCTTTGGTCTGAGTTTCCTTTTTCTTTTACAATTTCAAGAATTTCATCACCCCCAGTATTTAATTTAGTTCTGTTAGGGTGGCTATATATTGTAGCGTCGTTTTCGGGAAATAAAAAATAATATGCCATATTAGTATGTTGTTACGCGTCCTTTAATATCTGTGTCGGGGAATTTGATTTCAAAAATACTAGGATCTAATGAGGGATAAATTACTCCTCTTCTAGTGGCTTGTCCAAAATCATATTTATATTGTGAATAGTTTTTTAAAACTCCACTTTTATTTTCTAAAGATATACTTTCAAGTGTTTGTACTCCTTTTACACCACCTATAAGATTTTCAACCTCAGAAATTATTATGGGTTGGTTTACTTGCCATTTATCTATATTAAAATAATCTTTTAACTCATTTATACAATTTAATAATACTTCTTCATTATTATAATTTTTATAAGTAGTAATTTCAAAATCAATAGCAAAATTAATTACAAAAGCATCTTTAATATTAATAGCATCTGTTAACATTCTATATTGTTCTAAATAAGTTGCTAGATTTGTTTTTGTAGCTGTGTTTAATGTTGTTAAATTTTTATTTGAATTATATCCTAAAGTATATAAATTTAAAGCTAAAGGATTAGGAATACGATTTGGTTCTGATGTTAATGGAGAAATTTGATCATCTTGTGTTATATATGCTTTAGCTACTCTACCAAAACGAGCGGGCATTGATAAGGTTCTAATAAGATAATCTTCTTTAGTTACTGTTCTTTTTTGAGCCGAAAAAGCAGCCATTGTATTCATTCTAATTTCTTCTATATTATCACCAGCTCCTCCACCTTTTGCTGCTTCTGGATTATTACAGGTTATAGAATTTTGAATAAAATTCAGTAATCCTGTATTTGTTCCTTGATTTTTTGGTACAGAATTTAATGTTCCTATTTGGGTAATAGTATTACTATTTACATTTGAATCTAACCCCCCACCTACTAAATAAGTTACAGTTAATGTTGTATTAGAGGGTACTTGACCGTAAGCTTTTGTATATAGAAAATTTGATGGGTCATAGGCTACATCTAATTTATTTCTTCCATCCTTAATTCCCAAACCAATATTGTCTGGATTAGGAATAATTTGTTCGTCTGCTTTATCACTAGTTCCTGATCCAAACTGTATTTCTAATTCATTATTATTTTTAAATCTAGAAATAAATCTTCTTGTTGATTTTTTTAATTTAATTAAATAAGGTGTTTGACCACTAAAACCTTTTAAATCAGGATCATTAGCCCCTGTGTTTTCAATTTCTTCAAAAACTGTGTCTTGAGCCATGTAGGGAACTTCTACATATTCATTATCTTCTAAATCTTTTACAGATTCTATCGATATAATATTTGTGTCAAAAAGAGTTAATGTTTTAAATTTTTCAGCTGCCCCTACTTCAAATGTTTCTGTTTTTAATTCGCCTGATATTACTTGTGTTGATTTTTTTAATAAATAATATTCAGGGTTATTTGAACCATCATATTGATATATACTTATTGTAGTAGGATCAAAAGAAGATGAAAAACTAAAATCAACAAGTTTATCTGTATAAAAACTTTTCCCACTAAGGGTAGTAAAAGTAGAGTTAGATGGTATAATTAAAGCATAATCAAAATCAGGAGTATACGTACTTCCTACTACTTTAGAAGGTAATAATTGGAATAAATCCAAATTCGTGGAAGATGCTTTAGTTGCTTGTGGTTTATACCCTAATGCATAAGCTAAATTATATAAATTTTCTTCTTCTTGGGCTAGAGTTAAAAATGATTCTCTTAATTGTGTGTCTGTGTAAAATGACAATACATCACCTACATAAGCTGCCATTTCTAAAAACATCATACCTGGATTACCTTCACTAAAATCATTAAAATTATTAGGAAAATATACTTCAGTGAAGTCTATTAGTTGATTTTTAAATGACGTGAAATCTTTACTTAAATATTTTACGTCTTTATCTTGTGTTTTATTTGATGTTTTCGAATATGCCATTAGTCAAAATTTAATTGTATACTATCTGTTGTGTTATCTAGATTAAAAACATAAACTATTTTTATAAATAATTTATTTTCATCTGGTAATGAATCTACAATAGTATCTATTAATGTAATTTCAGGGATATATACATTTATTTGTTGATTTATTCTTTCGTTTAATTCTTCAATATTTACATTCGATTCAAAAAGTAAACCCCTTAAACCAACTCCAAAATTAGGTTCATTAATTCTTTCACCTGCTTCTGTTAGTAGAACATTTATTAAGTTGGACTTTACTTGTTCTTTTACTGTTTGTGTCCCATCAAAAAGATTAACATCGTTTAAAGGAAAAGCCACCCCTACCCTAATATTTTTATTAAGGTCTAGGGGAGATATTCTTCTTAATGATTGTATTATGGGCATTTTTATAGTCCTTTTTTCTTATTAATTGCTTTCATTAAACCACTATAATCTCTTGTTACAGCCTTAGCTACTTCAGTAGGCATACCTGTTGTGTCCATTGGTAAAGGAGCTCCTGTTGAAAATGGTTGAGCTAAACTTACAGGTGCCTGAGCTGTTTGAGTATTGGTGTCACCCATTGCTGTTTCATTTAATAAATCATTTAATGTGCTATCACCTACAAAATTTTGTTTTTGTTTTTTAATAGGCTTTTTACCCATTATTTTTTCTTTTAAAGATGATTGTTGTGGTACTTCAACCATTCTTTCAGTGTGTTCTACTATTGATGGTTTAAGTTCATCACGTAAATCTTCTTTAAGTGACTTAATTTCTCTGCGTAACGCATAATCGATTTCCTCTCTAACTACTTTTCTAATTAGATTTTCAAAAGTTTTTGCTTTCATTGTTAATTGTTGTTTGTTAATAAATATAAA